ATACGTTCAAATTTAGGAGGATAGTAAAAACGTTTTTCTCCTTGATCATAATAATGGCCACCTGTCCAACAGCACCTAAACACTAAACCTTCAGGAGATATATACCACTTGCCCCAATCATCCCAGACACACCTAATTACTTTTTCAGCTTGTTGATAGGCATCTGTCTTTTTTGCGTGAACAAACTTACCTGTTTTAGGAGCAAACACGTCTCTAGAAGTTTTAACTGTAGAAAAAGTGTGAAAGTTATGAGAGCGTGCCAACTCTCTAGCTTCTTCTACTTGGTGTTTGTTATGCTCAAATACTATATACTTCCAGTGAACCTGAGCCTCTGAGTTATTTATTACAGAACAGGCATTACTAAAAACATTTTCAAACTTAGTATTAATTCTGTACTTTGAATGGGTGTCCGCTAAACCGTCCATATCAAAATTTATAATGTCACGCTTAGTTAAAATAGATCCTACATCTTTCCAGTATTCATGTCCATGAATACCCCCATTAGTATGTATTAGAAGTCGTGTATCGTGAGATTTTACGTATGAAATAATATCACGAAACTGCTTATTCATTATAGAGTCCCCAAAGTTACCATTGAGAACAAGCCACTCTAAGTTATTAAGTAACTCCGGATAAAATAACTGTTTAAACTTATCTAAAGTAATTGTATACTTTGCATCGTTTAAATCTATAGTAAGTGGTTTCTGTCTATGACAAGCAGGACATTTAGCATTACATCTAAATGTCAACTCGGTAGTTAATTGTCTATATTTCCTCATGCAACGCCGATCATCGATAATATTGTAACTACTACTCCACTAGGGATACTAGCATCTTTAAACTGAATTGTATCGTTAGCATGGTGCATAACAAATTCAGAGTTTGATTGTACTATACCATCTAAGGTGACAGTAAGAACATTATCATCTGATGTCGTGTTTTGGCCTACAAAGAATACGTTTGAAGTTCCAGTAGCTGTATTAACATTCATAAAGGGTTTGAAGAAAGTTCCTCCACCACCAAGAACAGCCACATTATCTTGAACTACATCAATATTAGCGTTAAGTTGTGTATTACGAATTTCAACGTTAGCTGATACCGTGTTTAAGTTTGCATTAAGTCTAGTAAACGTAGCAAAGTCATTAGCATGAGCAACTGTCTGTGCTGTCACTAAGTTGTCAGTAACAGTATTGATATTAGCATCGAGTAACACAAAAGTAGCATGAACATTTGCTACAGAGTCTTTAGTGTCTAGCTGAGTTTGAATAGCACTAGTAACTCCATTAACATAGTTAAGTTCTGTTAAAGTAGTTGTAGCAACGGATATCTTTCCAGAGCCATCAGAAGCTAATGCCCTAGAAGCTGTAAGATCAGTGGCATAAACTGACGAAATAGCACCAGATCTATTATCAACGATGGCCGTTGATAAATCAGTACCATCATAAGAAAGTTTACCAAGCGTTAAGTTTGATAAAGTTACTGGCTGAAGTTCTGTGTTAGAAGAAGGGTCTCGGGTATCAGCAAGTTTAAAAGTTGTTGCACTTTCGTCATAGAAAAAAGCAGCATTTCCTTCGTTGCCTCTATTAAAGAGAATACCAATATCACCAGTTGGCGTGCCTGTAGCTGAGTTAGCTAACATTAGAATTCTATCTTCAACAACCATGTTAATAGAATTTGAAGTAGTTGTATCACCATTAACAATTAAGTTTCCAGCTACAACTAGGTCGTCGGACATATTCACCTGTCCTGTGAAAGTTGCAGAAACTAAGTTGGCAGCTCTTCTAGCTTCTACTGCATCTGTGTTAGATGATACAGTATCGATATTTGCATTTAAAAGCACATAAGTAGCATGGACATTTGCTACGGTATCTTTAGTATCTAACTGAGTTTGGATAGCAGAAGTTACTCCACTTACATAGGCAAGCTCTGTAGAGGTTACACTAGAAACTCCTACTTTCCCTCCTACTGTCGATTCTAAGGCTCTTGAGGCAGTTAAGTCAGCAGTTGTTATAGAAGAAACAGCTCCTGCAATATTAGCAACTCTACGAGTCTCAACTCCAGCTACATTATCTTGTACGGTGTTTACATTAGATTCTAAATTATTTTGAAGTCTGATTACATTACCTTGTAGCCCTGAAAGATCAGTAGATGTATTTGCATCTGCTGCTAAGTGGCGTAGTTCAACAGACAGATCAGCTAAATGCCTACTTTCAATAGTAGAATTGGCAATTTTATCTGCACTTAGTGCATTTGCTGATATGACTTGGTTTGTAATTCTAGTTAACGCCACTAGCTTCTCCTACGGTCAGTCTTTTTCTTCGATTTCGGCAAAAAACTCTGACAAAAAGTCTCTTGCAGTTGCTGACTTATTATTAAATTCTTTATCAAACTCATTTGTTAAAGATCTATTAGATCCTTTTTTAGTCTTAAGAGGTTGACCATCTGCCTCACTCTCTAAATCAGAGAAGAACTCCTCTAAAAAGTCTTTTTGTTCAATATCTTCAGAGTCTTCATCTGTGAAAAACTCTTTAATAAAATCTTCAACCTGCTCATCAATTGATGGGGGCTTAAGCAATTCATCAAATTCTCTATCTACACAAGCTCGCTTTGTTAGTTCAATGAAATAAGCTAAGTTTTCTTCGGTTAGCTCATTCTCTACACGATCAACCCAATGCTTCTCAACAACATTCATATTAGCAGACTGTTCAAGATAGACTCCAACTACGTCACCCTCTAAAAACTCAGCCAGTTTAGTTTCGACTTCTAAGAGTTTAGTGAGAGGAATGGCTCTATCTACTAGTTTTGTAGGTTCATCCCCTTCATCAGCTAAGTATTCAAAGAATACCATAGACTGTTTTAAGTCATCGACATTAAATTTTAGATATTTAAATTTACTCATTTTTTCCCTCATGTTTTTATAATATATGTTATAACTACGCTTGGTATTCTGTAGTTATGTGTATGTCCACCAGAAGAAACTGATGTTAATACTGTAATCGAACCTGCGTCTTTGGCTCCTACACTGGCAGATCCTGTAGTAGTAGAAAGAGATGCAGAGCCTGATGCTGTAGTAGATGTCTGACTCGATGCAAACTGAGTTCCAGAACCCGTGCCTCGACCGTTGTTATCTCCCGCACCTATCACCACAACATCTTTAGTGTTGGGTACGTTGAATGTTGTAGACCCATCACCATTACCATAAGTAGTTCCTAGTATAGCGAAAAGAGCTGCATAAGTTGTTCTATTGATTGCTCCCCCGTTACAAAGAACCCAACCACTAGGAGCAGAAGAGCCTCCCCACATTATAATAGAGCCAGCTGGCATAAGTGGGGCGACATCAGTATCAGTTCCTTGAATAGTAGATTGAGAAATTAAGTTAGCAGCGACAGGAGCGTATTTTACACCTGTCTGATCAAGGATGCTGACACCTGCTTTGTGGGCTAATCCGCCATGTAATTTTACAAGAGATACGTTAGAAGTAGTGTTACCTGTACCTAATGCTAACGCAGTATTTTTACCATCAGACGAAGATATTTTTAACTGTGCGTTCGCTCCGGAGTTTCCATCTTCAGTTGAAAAAGCAAAATTAACTCTATCTCCAGTTACACCTCCAATAGCAATCATTGTGTTAACAACTGAACCATTAGTAGGAGGAATACCTACATCAATAAAGTCAGCGGTTGTTTGGTTATTTGATTTGTTTAAATATAAACGAGCATTACCAGCCAGCCCTACGTCAGCTGATACTGTTGCTACAAGTTCACCAATTTCATAATGAGTAACATTTGACATCATTGAAGCGATGCCGTTCTCTACCCTATTACCAATGCCTACACGAGTAAAGTTGCCTCCAACTGCTGCCTCTTTTTTAGTTGTAGAGTCAGAAATATATAAAGCATTAACATTGTTGTTAGCCATATGAAACAGCGTACCATCTTCAGGTCCAGCACCCGCTCCTGATCTTGTGATGTTCTCTGTGTCAGGAGGAGACGATGACCTAAAGTTACTAAGTAATGAACGTAAAGAATTATTGAACTGGCTACGAGCAGTATTAAGCGAGGTACCTGCGGTCGGTTCGATAAAAGTATTTGAATCTGTTAATGCCATTTATACTCCTTGTGCAACAATCATAACATTAGCTGAACTGTTACCTAAATACTCGCCTGTACCATCAGATGCTATTAATTTAAACGAAACTGACTGATTACTAGCCGCTGTTGTTACGACTACCGAAGGATTAGCCTCTGCATCTAGCTGATCTAAAATTGTATAGGTTATTACAGGTCTGTTTAAGAACTCTGAGCTAGAATAGTCTACCGTCTTCGGACTACCATCAAAAACAACAGTATCAGTAAATGTTACAATATCTTTTTCAATTGTATATCTAAATTTATCAATTGTAAAGTCAAATTGGTCGGGCTGACTATTGTTTACGATAAATTTTAATTGGAACTGCCTGAATGTTCGTGATCCAGCTTGATAAGCTTGGAATCCATCATTTATTGAAGAGCCGACAAACTGAGAAATATCAACGTTGCCATTTTCAGTAGGGTAAAGAGCAACGTTATCAGCGGTTGTTGTTCTGATCTGAGTCTGCGCAGTCACGGCTCCGAGAGAACCTGCAAAAGTATCACCAGAACCTTTATCGTTAAACTGAACAAGATTAACTAACTTATAAGTGTTTCCTTCTACAGTTATATTGGAAAATCCATTTGAACCTGTCGGATCACCGTTAGCAAAATAAGAGGCTCCTAATTCGATCGCGGTAGCATTAATAGTACCAGCGATGAGAGCATATGAATTAGCATTAGTTACATCATCGACAAACTGACCATCATTCCAAATTGCAAAAACGTTGCCTGCCGCTCCTCCACTCATAAGAGTCTCATTGTTAGCGTCAAAACGAGGACTAGGAACAGAAACATTGGCAAACCCTAGCACATGTCCTATGCCCCCAAAGTTTACGTCATGCAGCACATTAGATACAGTTGACTCTTCAGTAACACCAGATAAAATAGTTGATTTCTCGTCATTGAAAGTTGTTTGAATTTCTTGAGTGCCTTCAATATCTACCTGAATAGATCCTGTAATAGTTGCGCCGAAATCTCTAATCTGAGTAATATACACTCCGTCATCTGCAGCAATTAAATCTGTTGGAGACCCTGAGACTGCTGCAAATCCTGTAGAGGTTCCATTAGCATTGTCTACTAAGCTTGAGTTAAAGGCAGCAGGGCTTGTAGCAGACGCATTAAATGATAGACCACCAGTATTAGAGTTAGCGAACGAAGGATAGTTCTCTTCTCCTAAGTTTCTGTTTGGAATGCCGGCAAATGCTACCGAAGGAGAGTCTTCACTGTAGGCTGCGACAATTGTTGCTCTTGCAGGACGAGTAGTAGTTAAAGTAATTCCTGTGACAGTCTCACTAAAGTTACCGCTTGTGTCTCTTGTTCTAGCAAGATAGGTAAATTCACCAAAAATATCAATTGGAATTGATTTTCTCGCTGTACCTGCAGAAACTGTAACAAGAGGCTCAGAAGCAACAAAATTCTCTAAAGTTGCGTCAACAGCTCCAGGTGCACGCCTGATGACGACCTCTTTAAGGTCAAGGTCTTGTAATTCTCCGTCTTCTTGTCTTTCATAGCTCCATAGTAAGGTAACCTGGTCAGTCTGCTGGCCACCTGTAAAGTTAAAGATGTTAGCTGGTTTTGCAGTTTTACCGATAATTGATTTTGAAACAGTAGCAGTAATACCTCTAATTTCTCTGTTCAAAGGTGTTACTCTAAAAATAATTGAATTAGTGTCAGAGGTTAAGCCACGGTTAATACCAAGAACTGTAAATCTAATTTTTCCGTCTGTATCAACGCCAGTAGCAGGAACTTTAACAGTATTGAATGATGTTAAATCTGCTCCCCCATCATCTACACCAACATCATCAATATTATCTAATCTGTAAGAAATTTCATAGTCAGTTACTTGCTGTCCTATAATATGATCAAACTGCACTGTTGCTCTTACTGACACACCACCGGACTGCTCTCTATAAAGAGACTCACCTACACTAAGACCTGTTACCTTTTGAATAGGAATTGCCTCAACTGTCACAGCTCTAGTAGAAAAAGGACTGAATCTACCCATGCGAGTTTTGTTTCTAGCTTTTACAGTGGTCACTCCAAGAGGAAGATTAGGTATTACTAAATCTTTAGTTAAGAATACTCTTTCAAAGTCTGATCCAACATTAAGGTTGTATACTCTATTATTAGCTAATCTAAAGTTACCTGGGAATGTAGCAGGATCAAAATCAAGCGTACAAGAGCCGCCTGCAATGTTATTCAAAGTGCCTACAGGATCTGATGAAATATTAATAAAGGATAATCCGGCTAAGTTTGCCTTGGGGGTTGTTTCTACCTCGATTCTATAAATTGTGTTTGCTGTAAGAGCTGCGTTGTAGGCTGCGCTTTGAGGATCAAAACTAGAATTAATAACAGCAAAAACATTTCCTGAAGAGGCTTGAATATTATCTCCAATCTCTATAACAGGGACTGTATAGTGGTCTACTTCAGCTCTAAAAGCAGTATCTGAGGCTGATCTAGTATAAGAGATATTAGCGTTTTGAGTAAGACCCTCATTAAGGTTAACAGTAAACTGACCAGATGATTTTAGCTGTCCATCTACAAAAAATCTTACAAAAGAAGCGCTTCTAGGCTTTATAGCTAAATCGATATCAGAATCGTGTGCAGCTAAATCCCCTTCTTCAACATAAGTAAACTCCGATCCACTTACATAAAAACTGTTATTATTGTAGAATCTAGCGTCTAATAGCTGATTGATCGTTACATAGAAAGGAGCTGTTGGTAAAGCATCTACTATATTGAGTGCTCCACTTCTTCTGTTTTCAAATTTTAAAGTGTTATTAGATACATCAAAATCAGCGATATTTTGACTAACTTCAGTAGTAATAGGAGCAAATCCTACAAAATTTAAAAGACCTTGTGCTTCAGACTTTTCATTGATCGGAAGTGAAACAAAGTCTGTGCCTTTTAATCCTCCGAAAACTACATCATCATTTACGTCTAACACATGCTTGAAGAAGTTTTCATCAAACGCTACGTTCAGCCCTTCAAGAGTTAATTGAACATTTCCATCTAATGTTCCTCCTACAGTATCAACAACATTAACGGCGTTACATAATAACTTTATCTCACCAATTGAAGAGGTAAATCCATTTTTACCAACTAATTGAGCTGGAGTAGCTCCTGCTGAAATAGCATTAGCTGTTGTTACAGAAAGACTCAGAGGGTTACCTTGCACTGAGTTCGCTACTAAAGTTGAAGAATCTGGACTAGATAAGAAAAACTCTGTTGCAAAAGAGATCCCAAAACCAAGTTTTTCTGTAGACTCAGTGATCACACCATCAACGGCTATAGTACCATCAGATCGAGTTCTAGGAACAGCCTGAAAGTTAAAATTAGGAGTAGGGGGAACTGTAAAGGCTGATTGAATATCTGTGTAAGAAGTAGGTTTGTAGTCAATAAATGTATCAGAATCAACATAAACATTAGAGATATATTCATGAGCTGTAATATCTACTTCTTCATTTTCAGGCTGGCGTTCAATTCCAGTTACTTTGAACAGTCTTCCAGCTTTAGATGAATAGTAATTATCGCTATTTTCAATTTCTCCAAAACTCCACAAGTCACCTGCTGCAGGAGCGTTATTTGCTGCAAAACCTGTCACAGATTCAAAGTTTTTCGTAATAGGATTAAACCTAGATATTACATTTACTTCAGCAAACTCTTTACCTGTTGTTACATTGTCGGAAGCAGTAAGATTAAAAGCAGTATTAGACAGTATGTATAGATCTATTCTATCATCTGTCATTTTAAGAACTCTTAAAGCTAGCGGCCCTGTATTAGAAGTAAAGTTAGTATCAGCTAATGACGGAACTGTATAATGCTCTAAAAATACATTAGTATTAGATCCATCAGTAGCAGAGCTTGACGATACTTTACCACCGAAACCATAATTAATACCTGTTTGATTCTGAGAAATTGAAATAACATCTCCAGGAACTAAACTTAAGGCTTCAGAGCTAGTTGTAAAGTTAACTAGTCTTTTAATAAATTTTGAGGCAGCTATCTGGTACTGACCATATCTAAGAGCTTGAGAACGTCTACTGACACCTGGTAAATCAAGTGATATTACGTTTTCAGGCATATTCGTATTTACACCATCATTACGACCTGATTCATCAAGTCTTACCACTTCTCTCTTATAGTGATTTCTAGGCTCTAAATAACTGATTTCAGCAGCAGTTAATATCTCACTTTCTTTATTACCAGAAACAACAAATGATCCATCTTTGATAGTAGCTTCATTAAAGGTCATTACAGGAAACTCTTCAGGCAAGTCAGCTGCAAGAGTTAGCTTACCATGGGAATAAACAACTGCACCTCTAAAAGAAGCTGCTAAAGAATTTATTACATCCATTGAGGCTGATTCGTCAGAAATAGTTACATCGAGTGTAAACCTTCTTTCTTTAATCTTTGTTCCTTCAGGTATTCCTACTTGATTTTCTCTGACAGATGTAAAGAAACCATTAGTTTTATGTCTAAACGAACCATCAGCAAGGCCGTCAACACCAACAAAGTTGCCTGTTACACTATCACAAGCATCGCAGTATTGAGCAATTTGATAAAATCTGTATTTATCAATATTCTCTTCAGGAATGCCAAGTCCATATGTAGAATTAGTTAATAGATCATAGATAACCCAAACAGGATTTTGAGTCCAAGAATATACAAAAGTACCATCCCAAGCACCTACATAGATATTAGGATTCACCCCTGTTAATACTGTTCCAGTTCCTGATTGTTGTAGTCTGTAGCCTTGTTGAATACCATAAGTGCCGCTTGTAGGAAGCTCCACCTGCCTCCAGTCTATTTCACCGTTCGCTAAGATAGGCTGATTATAGTTAGAAGGAACTTTTACCAGAAGACCTTTGATCAGAGAAGTAAAAGTAGGAACTCCTCCTGTATGTTCATCAACCGCTTTTAACGCATAACCAATATGAGCAGTTCTAGGATACGCCTGAGCAGAATTTTCAATCTCATCCCAACCAATAATTCTTACTATTTCTTGTTTGGATGAGGAATCACTATCATCTGAAGTTTTCTCGACGGTAAATTTGTATCCGTCAGTGCTTCTTGATCCTTCTGGGATAGTGATTGTAATATTAAACTTAAAGGCTGTATTAGTTTTACCAGTAATGGTTTTAGAGCTTGAGGCTATCTCAGTTGTGCCTAGTCGATCAAAAACAGTGACCTTTACAGATACTGTATGAATTAAAACATCACCATTTTTTTCAATTTTTTGAAGAGTAGGGATGACAAAGTTAAACTTGAGAGCATCCCAGTCATTAGCTGAAGTATCTTGTAAAGTAACACTAGATCTAGGAACACCGTCTAAATTACCTTTTTTAAGAGTTACAGGAGAAGTAAGCTGTTGAGGAGTGGTAACAGTTTCTCCGAAAACATCTAGTCTACTTTGTGTTGTAGTTCCAGTTGTTGATAGAGTTTTAAACTTTTCTGAGTTTTCTTGCCCATCTCCATCTAAATTAATTAAATCGTCAATTGATCCGTCTTGAATCTCTATATCTTGAGGACCATTAGGATTAATTCTGTAAATAGGGCCTTCACCTAAACCTGCAACTACAAAAAGAATGTCAGTTGAGAACAAGTCATTGGGATCTTCTCTAGGATCAGAACCACCCCCACCTTTACCGCCTTTAGCGCCGCGAATGTCTGGTATAAGTAAGTTAGAGTGAGTAGTAAATTGTTTAGTTGCCATTAAAACTGATCTCCTACCCTAATTAAGTCATTCTTACCATGCTCTTCAGAGTTAATATATCCACTTAAAAACTGTCCTGCAACTCTGACTTGTCCATAGTGTAAAGGCACAGGAGTTCCACTAGTTGTTGTATTTGTTAGTGAGCCAAACATACCATTTTCTCTAGTGGTAGATTCTGTTTGTTGAGTATTTTTTGGTTTTTTAGTTAACAGAGAAGAAACAACAGCTAATCCAATATTAGTCACAATACTTCTCAAGATTGGGTTCATATTACCAAAGGCTTTTGCAAAGCTGCCTAAAGTCATACCACCACTCCCTCCTAAGCTTGCGCTAACAGCTGCAGAACCTGCTTCACCTGCTGCAAAGGCGCTACCAGCCCCGGCTCCAGCAGTTGCACCTAGCTGAGCCGCAAGCATAGGTGCGGCAACTACAGCAAAAAGTGCTAAGAATAGTAGTCCGCCTCGTTTACCACCTCCACCTACAACCATAGGAGCAAGATAAACTGTTTCTCCTTCACGAAACTTTTTGATACCTAACGCGTCAGGTTCAATCACGTTAAAGTCTTTGTCAACTAATCCATAAAACTCGTCGCTAGTTCCGTTTTCAATCTGTTTAATATAGTTATTGAATTTTGGATGGACCGCACGTAGATAATCATTAATGCTATCAGCATTAAAAGCGTCTAAGGTATATTCCTTCTGATCAAAATATTTGTGATATGCAGAGTGAATCTTAAGATTAATTATCAAGGTGATCTTCCTTAAACTCATCAAATATTAACGCATCGACGTTCTCATCTAACCAGTATATAAATATATTATCTTTGAAACCAACTAAAAATTTATACTCTTGGAACGCTGCACTGACTTTGTCTTCTTTGCTTGGAATCGGATTTTCTTCCCCAGGGTGGGAGTGAAAAATGCCCCAAATATTGCCGTCATGCTTTACTAAATCTCCAGGATTCAGTATGAAAGAGTATTTTGGTTCGGGAGAAATGTTTGTACATGGCACATATTCAAAATCTTTTGTAACAATTCCTACACACTCTCTAGGATACTCGTTTAAAGAATGAGTTGCCATCTGCTGTTTTAGTTTAGTAAATCTTTCCATCTATAAATTCCTACAGTATATTGTTTATAGTATCGACCATACGGGGCAACCCAGCTTTTATGTTTAAGCATTGTTTGAAGTATCCTATTGTAATCAACATACAAAGCACAATGATTGGTCACATTAGTAGACCCAAGACTCATAGTAATAATATCGTAAATCTTTGGTTCGCTTACTTTAGTCCATCCGTATGATTCTGTACCTCCCAACTCAAAATATCTATCTTGAGTTTTTTGATACCAGTCTTCATCTATAATTTTACAAAAGTGATCTGTCGTATAAGGAATCGTAATTCCTAATTCTTTCTCATACACTAAGCGACAGAGATTAAAACAATCAATCCCTGTTTCAACGTCATTACCTAAATGTTCATATGGAAAGTCAGTATATGAGTTATACCATTTCATTGTGTCTATAGATTGTGTACAGTCTATCTCTCCAATACTCAGAAAGACTTTCTACACACGAATCTCTCCCCTCTTCGACGTGCAAAATCTTGTTATGTTGAATGTATAATCCAAAATGTGTCACTAGATCTGATTTAAGTGATCTAAAGACCATTACATCATAATTTTTAGCATCTGTCAAACTAACTTTTACCCCATAAGTTGAGGCCCAAGAATCTACATTCGTACAAGAAAACTGCTTCATCCACTGGGCAGATTTTGGATAAGAGGGAAGATCAAAAGATAAATCTAGCTCATTTTTATAAAACGTTCTGATTAATTCTATGCAGTCAATCACTCCATACTGGTGCGATAGACCTATATATTTTTGTACCATGTAGCAAACTCTGGATAAGTGTCTAAAAAGTTTTCTTCTCTTGAAGCATCAAGAGTCTCATTGTAGTTTTTAAAACTTGGTAAAAGATGTGAATCATCTCTACCATTCATGTATGATAAAATGTTTTTTAAATTATCTATTTCATGAACTGTTAAATAGTTTTTGTACTTAGTAAGAAAATGCTTATACATTTTATTTATGTTTTGCTTTGCCTCTTTAGGTAGACAGGTTACAGAAGCAAAATCTGGCCCAGTCAAAGTGGTACAATAAAAAGTTAAATCTTTTTTCTTCATCCAGAGAATAAAGTCAGGCATTGCTGTTATACTCCAGATACTAATAACAGAACTTATTGTTGTAATGTGATTTGAAAACTGATCTACATTTGCTGCAAATTTTGCCCAATCTAAGCCTTTTCTTGAATATTCACCTCGGCTACCCATTCCTTCACAGCTAGGCCATAGATTAACCTTTTTAAAATGACTCCATAACTCTTGTAAATCAAAATTTTTATACTTGTTATAGCTTAGATTTGTGTTGTAACTTAAACTTACTTTTTTAGCATAGTTATTATCGATAAGGTATTTCAAAAGTTTATAATGTCCATCTTGTACAAAAGGTTCTCCTCCTGCAAAGTATACATCGAGTAAGTGCGGAGCAACTTCATCTAAGCTATTCCAAAAAATAGTATTTTCTGTGTACTTGTCTATAGGTTTTGTCTCAGTCCACTCTGGTAATATGTCAATCTCTCTAGCCTCTTTGTACCAGCTAGTAGACGATTCAGCCATACACATTCTACATCTAAAATTACACAGATTGCCAAAACGAATATCTAAATAGATAGGTTTTGATGGTATAGAACCATCTTCTTTAGTTAGCTTTTGAATTTTAGCCCAATGATGAAATCTTATATTACTACTGATACGATTACTTTTATCACCTAACTCTTCTTTACTATAACACGCTTTAATGCACTCACTTGGTATCTTACCCTCAAGCATATCTCTACGAACCTTTTTTAAAGGCTCACCGTTCCATACATCAGTTAAAGATTGATCTGCGGTGCCTAATTGTATATTAGGATATTCATACTCTGCATGACAACAAAGTCGGTACTCTCCTCTGATCGTACCAAACATATGAACCCAAGGTAGAATACAACCTTTAGTTTTATTGCTTAGGGATAGTTCGTCCTGTCGCAGGAAAGCCTCCAAAATGAACTTGGTTATTTCTTAGAGTACAGGCTTGTATATTCTTACCACAGACATCATCTGCGTCAGTACTTCCTGCTTCATTAGCGGCCGTAATAGGACTTGCGTTAGCGGATAGAGATGTACCAGGAATTGTGCCACCACCAGGACCAGGATATTGACACTCTTCACCTTTATATTGCCATTGACAAACGTTTTTATAGTATTTTCTTTTTGGAATTTGTTCTTTAAAAAACTGTAGCCAAGAGGTTAGACCAAAAGTTGCTAGAGAGTCTTGCAGTTTTTCAAGTTGGTCTATCTTAAATCTGTCTTCTAAATAAGATTCTGTATCAGGATTGGCGTTAACAACAAAAAGTTTATTGTCAGACGAAGTGCTAGAATCTAGAGCATTGCTTAAAAATAAAAACTTATTTTCTTCAATTTTTTGAATTGTGGCCTCTACAGTTGTGCCTTCTGTTTTTACATTATCACCAATTCGGTAAGGTAAAGCATTCAACACCTCTACAAAGTCATCACCTACATATCTAATCTTGCTATACTCAGGCCAGTGATCTAAAAAGTTAGCAAAAGTTGTTTTGATATTAACTATTCCACCACTTAAATCTCGTGTATCTTGCTTTTGTGCCTGCCAAGTACCATTTACAGCATCACACTGTTCTTTAGTAAACGAAGAGTTAGCTTGGCCATAGACTCCTACCACATCAGCACTATAAGCTAGTCCGTTTGCTCTAGCTCTAGTAAGAGTGTCAAAAGCTTCATCGCCAACACTTCCTACGTCAGCAGGAGTAGCATTTACAGTTCTTGGATCAATGCCGTGAACAGCTTCTCCATTAACATAAGCAACTACTGCATTGGTAGTACAATTGCCCACAAGATAGGGATCTTCAACAAGCGCAGTAATAATATTATCAACGTTAAAAACGTCAAGAGTAAGTTCATTCACTTGTCCGTCAGAAGATTGTGAGATAGATGATTGATTTACAGGAAACGGGATATAAGAAGTACCGTCATAGGTCACATTATATTGTAAATCAGCAGCTAGTTCTGCTCTAATATCTGCAAATCTAATTGGAAAAGAAGTAGGCCAGGCTCTACCTGTACCAGAACCTGTAGGATTACCAAACTGATTAGTCGGGAACCACTCACCTGGATAGTAGACTTCGTAAAGTCTTACTACAGGATTTTGAGAAAAAGCATTCTTCTCAGCAATAAAAGGGCTAGGAGCTATGGAAGAAATAGTAGTTGAAGCGATTGTTGTCTCACCAGATCGAGTGTTGGACTGGAAAGGTAAGCTTGTAGAGTTTATCGCTCCATTGGCTGTACCAGAGATAGTAATTGCGTTTGAAAATAGAGTCTCAGAGGTTTGAAACTCTTGTAACACATTATTAAGCTTTACTTTAACTTGATTATCAGTCGAATTTACATTAGCAATAAAACCAGTAGTTTTAGTAGTAACACCAATAACAGTATTACCAGTAACAAAGTCACTGGTATCTGCAACTGTCAAAATTACATCATAGTTTCTTGCACTGGTCATTAATCATACGTTTCTTGGAGCTTAAATGATACAGTATAGAAGTTGTCTGTTAAAGCTGTACCATGAGATAATACTTGAGTGACTTGAAGAGGTCCATCAAATCTTGCATTAATTGTACCACTTTCATTAATGTGTGACAACTCAAATGTGAAAGATTCAAACTCTCCGCTCCTAGCATTATAAAAATTCTCGATAGCTGTCTTTTCAACTCCAGTAATATTAGTATAACGTAAATTGTAGTTACGCTTAGGTCTTCTAGACTTTAATCTGCGCTTCTCATAACCTGCTTGCGACGTAAACGTAACTGTGTCAAACTTTCTCTCAGAGGTGAATCCTTTATCTGGTTTTCTATCGGCCATTGACGAAAATCTATCTTGAGTGCTAATTGTACCATCAAAAACTCGAATAGATAAACTATCTTCAGAATCAATTGCACCAAGAGGAGCACCTGTCATTACGTTTGGAGTAAAATCTGATACAGCAGCTATTGACGGGGTTCTATACCTAGCAGAATGAGCATGACGAACAAATTCAATATTACCTTTATAAAACTCTCCTTTAGAGGCTGTGTTGCTGTTAGCTCCGATAGTAACATTACCAGAGATTACATTACCCATCAAATAGTTAGTGTGAGCTACTTTTACATTATTTACATATAGATTTAAATTTTGAGTATTTATATCATATGAAACAGCAACATGATAATTAGATCCACCATTTGCATTACCACCATATATCTCAGTTATCGCACCACCGTTATTGATAACAAAACCTACATTAGAGTTAGCACCAACCAAACGCAGATCATAGTTATCATCTTCATCTTGATGGTTAGCAAAAAGAGACTGATTTGAACTCATTGAGGTTCCTGTATCAGGTTTGATAAACATATCAAGAGTATAACTTTTATCATGGATCTCAAAGTCACCAGAGCTAGGAACGTATAAGAAATCGTCTACACCATCTAAAGTGATATTCGAACCGCTAAATACAGAAGTTCCTCCATACTTAGTCAATGTATGGTTTCCAGAGTCATCAGTAATGGTGCTAGTAAAGTTAGTCAATAGTCTAGTAGCTGCGTTGTCAGCAATATCGATTCCTTGATCCCCTAAGATTGTAGAAGGATAGGTAAAGCCAGTTGCTTGCTGAAACACACCAGATAGATACACCATAAAATCTGCTGTTGAATCTACATTGACTCCTTCAGGAAGTGCAAAAGTAGTGGTCTCACTGTTAATAAGGTAGTTATTAGAGTCAATTATCGATACTGTCGAGTTTGAATAATCAACTGCTCTCACAGCTGGTAAGGATCTAGTTACTAAAAACCTAGAGGGAACTGATACTGTTTTGATCGTAAGATTTGAAGCATTTGGAGCAACTAAAAATGATACTGTGTTGAGTGAGTTTGACATATCATATGACGAGGTTGCTTGCTCAACGCCATCAATAAATGCGACAACTTCAGCTTTACTGTTAACTGGGTTTGTTAGGTTAAAGTCTGTGCGAACTGCACCAGTGCTTGAAAAGGTCTGCTCAGTTACAGTAGAAAAAGCAGTGGTAGTAGGTGCGGTTGCGTCATCAGGATATGTTGCCATTATTATGCTCCAGCTCTAAGCGACTTTCTAATCGGTCCATTGTTACTTAAATCTCTTAATACGATATCAACTACAAACTTCTCTCCATCAAATCGTGGTGCGGAAGCTTCGGCGTCTTTCGGTGTTCCTTCATTTTGAATGTTTACTGACACTGGTCCTGCCATCTGACCTGTAGCATTTAAAGCGCTCAGTGCAGGTCCGCCAGCGGCTTTTGCAGCTGCTTTACGAACTACAAACTCTCCAGGTTCTAGCAGTGCGGGTACTCGGTCACGAAGCATTCCGCCAGCAGCCATGTGAACTAAACCACCTGCGGCACTGGTAACCGCTCCGCTCATATCAGTGCCTTCAAACCCGATAGGACCAGTATCTACACCAGTCGAGTTTGCGCCAAAAATTTCACTAAAACCAGAGGCAAATCCTTTAGCGAGAAATTCAGCAGCAGGTTCAGCTATTGTTTTAGTAAAGAAGATGCGTTGGATTTCTCTGATTAAGCTTGTAGCAAACGAACGTAATCCATCAGTAAAATCTCTTAAGTTAAAAGTTCCTTCGATTAGTGCATTGTTCAATTCAAGAAAGCCGTCAACTAAATTAGACTGTATAGATTTAGTTATAGCATCTCCCGCTGCTCTAAGTCTGTCTTGTGCCCTAGCATTAGCATCAGAGACTGCTTTATTTGCTGCGATTGCAGCATCTCTATCTTTATTAATTTGTTCAATTCTAAGAGCATAAGCCTGTTCTATTTGAGTAATTTCAATGCCTAATAATGATGCTTTTTCTCTAAGAAGATCTCTCTCATCTTTTAAGGCGGCTATCTTATTAGCAGCCTCTTTAGTGATTCTATTTTCTTCTAACCTTGCTAAGTCTCTCTGCGCTTGTCTTTGATCAGAAAGACCTTTATCTTGGGCGTCGAACAACATCATTGAAGAGTTTAAGGTTTTATTAGCGGCCTGCTCAGTGCTTGAAATAATACCAGCTTGAACTGTCTCTACTTGTGTCTGTATTTTATCTAAATCACCTAATTTTAGATTAACCTCACCAACAGTCTCTTTGAAGTCTATAGGACCGTCTGTTAAAGCCTCAACAGATTTTACAAAAGCGTTATTCTTGTCGTTTAAAAT